TCGACTGAGGATCCATACCATCGAAAGGTGCTTCTGAAAGGTTTAGTTCCACAGGAGCAGTGTTCTGGAAGGTATCACCTCCCATCCACTTACCATAAGCTTCCATCAACCCAGACGAAAACTCATCGTTGCTGTTGACGTTATTAATTGGCTTCTGATATTTCATCGTTTAATAAGGAGGTTCTTCTCGTATTATTTATAGATCTAATATTCCTAATCCACTCTCTAAACATATTACCTTCTTCAGAAATTACGATAGCATAGTTTCCACCCACTCTATGGAGATGTCCTTTCTCTCCTGTACGTGATGACATAACAGCATCACCTTCTTTAAATATTTCTTCCTGCCTCTGTTGTTGCCGTAGTGCTTCTTCTCGTAGTTTCTTGAAATCTTTCATTAGTCTCTAACCTTCACATAAGATGAATTGTAAAAATAACTTGTCTTGAGTAGTCCAGAATCATCAAATATCTGTAATCCTTGTGATGATGCATACAGATATAATGATCTAAGAATATTATTTTTTATTACTGGTTGTATTTTCTTACTTGTCATAACCCAACCTAATTCTACCGCAGCAATCTTTGATTTGAAATAATTTTTTAACTCTCTTTCAGGTTTGTTTAAATTATAACCTGTTTCCTTTGAAAGGAATTTAATATAATTACCAAGAAGAACTGGCCATCCAGCATTTGAAGTTATGGCATCAATATCACTATTGTCAGTGAAGAATTTTGGTCTATTTTTATTAACAACTTTGTCCTCAAAAACTTTTCTTGCTCCCTCTTGACTCAGTTGATTTTTTGTCATCCATTTAATAAAGTTTTTTCTTGATTGTTTTAAAAGATTTCCAACTGAAGTGCTTGTTAAATCAATTATCATTTCTGCTGGACCAACAGAAACTTTACCATGCTTAGCAGAAGACCCTGGAGCTCCCAACTCAAACTGAACATTCTCCCCAACATTAAAGTTTCTACAGTCAAAGAAATATGAACTCTTTTTCTTTGTGGTTTGTTTTGTACCAGCGACTTCTATTGTGTAAACGGCATCAAAATAAATGTAAATTTTTTGTGCTGTAGTTTCCCAACTTACTCTAACATTTTCAACATCAACAGTAAAACTTTCTATGGATGGGTTTGATATTAAATCAACACGAGCAGTCTTCAGAACTTTTTTCAAAGAAATTGGAATGAGTGTACCGTCAAGGATTCTTTCATGAATCCAAGAATTGTATCGTGTCAACTCTGCCATATCTTCCTGAACTTTTTCTGCAGATGCCAGTACACGGTTCTTACCAACAAACTTTCTCCACTCAGCACGTTTACCAGGAAAAAATCCCATAGTAGTTGATTGCATTTCTGCCTTCTGTGCTGTAGTTTGTTTTGATATAGCAAAAATATCTGCTGGATTCCATTTGTCGTCAACAGATGATCCATAGTTTTTAACATCATTTGAAACATTATGCAGTTGCCTCAAATGATTTTGAAGTGTGTTGTTAAACTTATGTGTCCACTTACCCTTAAACCAATCTATCTCAGGAGTCCCACCAAAATAAAAATCATACCTAACTCCACTCTTTAGATATGGAGAGGCATACAAAGCATTGGCTACTTTGACTCCAGAGATCTGCCACCCATCTTTCTCCAAACCATATTGATACACAAGTTCTTTATTCTTATTAGTAACAACATTCTGGTTGATTACTTGATGTACTTTAGAGTCTCCGTTCCTTCCTTTAATAAGAAAGTCTCTAAATTCTTCCACTGTTATATCGGATCCTTTATCTTGTCTAAACGCTAAAGCATAACAAGTGAGAGTTTCTGTCCAATCAGAATCTTTTCCAGCAAATGTAGTTCCCGCTTTTCTTCCAGCAGTAGATATCGTTGCCTTATCAATTTTACTGATTTGTAATACTTCTATCTTCCCATCACCAATATTTTGAAATTCAATTTCTCTATACTTTGGAGTTGATCTTACTCCACCAAAATCTTCTTCGGTAAACAAATCTTCAAGAATGTCTTTATCGTAAACATTGATTCCCCAATCAACAAAGGCATCAAATGCAGCAATAATTTTCTTTACCTTTTCTCCATCCTTATATACTCTTTTGCTTGCTACTTTCTCTTTAGCAAAGAGTACATCTTCACCATTTTTCAAAACAGAAATAAACTTATCTAAGTACTTAAAAGACTTGTCAATAGATTCTTTTACTGCGGTAGCCATCAGAGATTACTCCTTACTGCTTTGAACAAACGGGTTTTAAAATCTTTATTGTTTTTTATGTGTGCTGGCAATCCAGAAACAAAAGTTTTCATATCCATTTCTGCAATCGCTTTTCTCATTTTGCTGGCAGACATACCAGCAACACCTTCAGCATCTGGATCTCTAGTACCAGCACTCTTGATTTCAATCGTATTCATTTTGTAATCAGTTCCATTATATTTTTTGATGAACTGGAAGGCAGGAACACGATCAGAACCAACTACGAAGATGGCATCAGTATATCCTTTTTCTTCCAACCACTTCAACGCTTTGATAGCATCTTTGATATCTTTATCATAGACAATAGAAGACTTGTGATCTGTAAACATTTCTTTCATGAATCCAACTTTGTCTTCTGGACCCAAAGGATTTTTACCTTTGTTATCTACCGTGTGACTGGGGAACACATAGTAGTCATTACTACCAGCATACTCTTTAACTTTATTTATCAGTAGCTCATGACCAGTGGTAGGAGGATTGAAACGACCGAAAGTAAATACTGCGACCTTAGCACCTTCACCAACTGGAGGACTCCACGTTTTGTCCAACGTAAAGTTGGCACGAGAGAACTCCAGGCGATCAACAATCTTGACTGCTTTGCCATCTACGATAGCAACATAACCTTCTGGTTTGGTAACCACAAAGTTATCACCATTACGCAGGAACACACGAGTATCGCTGAGAGCAGCAAGTTTCAAGTTGATCAAGTTCTTAGCATTCGTGAAAGAATTATACATCACGATAAACGCTTTGAACGCTCTCGTGTTATCTTCCAAATATGAAATGCCATTAGCAAGAATGTCACGATACTGTGCTTTAGACTTTTCAGTTTTCAAGCTCTCTACTTTCTCAACCAAAGACTTCTCAAACGCTGCCTGAAATCCACTCATGAATTTGGTGGTATTGTTGATCGTCTTACCTTCTTTCACAAAGGAGTTGGTGTAACGCTTCATCGTATAACCAAGGGTGAATTGCTTGGTCGCCTCGTGAGCGATAACTTCAAGAAACTGTTTTGCTACAGGAGCATTCCTATTCGCAACAGAAATCACAGACTTTAAAATACGCTCTTCAGATGCAGTCAAACCAGATTTGGCACTGATGTTATCTACAGTAGCAGATGCAAGGAATACATTACGGGTAGATTTGAGATTGAATTGATCAACACCAAACCCAGCACCCATCCCAAGCAGAGTGTTACCGCCACTATAGAAAGTGTGAAACACAACGCCAACTTGTGCTGCCTTTACTGCTTTGCCGAGATCACTATCTACAGGCCAAGCATAGGTCAGGGTGTTAGGGGTCGCCGTATAGAAACGATCACCATCAATGGTCTTGGTTTGAATATCTTCTTTGCTGAAAAGAAGGTCTCCCTGAATGACTCCTTTGACTTTCAATTCAGGAAAATACTTTAGGCAATACTTTAGTTTAGTAGCAAGGTCAGGAATATGACCATGATTTTTGTCAATATCTTCTTCGGTAAAATTTACCTTAGGTTCTTTCTTGTTGAATACAGACTTGGTGCCTACAAAGAAGTTACCACTCTCTGGGTCAATACCACAAACTACAGCAGGAGCACCATCCCATTTGGTGGTGACCTTTACGTTGCCAGTAGGACGCCCACCAAGTTCATCAATGAAACCTTGGATCAGATCTTTGGAGGCGAGGTATCCATTGTATCCATAATTAATCAGCTCGTCCTCCAGGTGCTCCAGGTGCTTGTTCTGGGTTGCCATCTAAAGAAAAAGGGGGACACCCTTATTTAGGTTCCCCCATATCATAGCACATCAACGGATCCCGTCAAGGTAGTCTTTCTCAGTCTGATACGGGTAGGTCTTGCCCGACCAGATCTCATAACCTTCTACGAGATCTGGGATCAACCACTGGTCCACCCGATAGCAATACTTCCAGTTAGCAGGTTGAATACAATTCATCACGACAACTTGGAAGAATGCTACCAAGTGAATCCAGAAACTAAGCATCAGCGATCATCAGCAGCACGGTTCTCGGAATAGTAAGCATCAAAAGTTCCTTCAGGATAACGCTTAGCAAGTTTCTTGATGTTGGTATCAAGGACATCTTCCATGGAGATACCTAATGCCATGGTTGCTTGTGCCACATACCACATAATATCACCCAACTCAATAATAAGATGCTCTCGATTGTCTGCGTTCCAAGCCTTACCTTGGAAGACCATCTTCTTAATGATCTCAAGGAACTCACCACCTTCAGCATTAATCCCAACGCCAGCAGTAAGGAGACGCTCAATATTTGCACCCTCACGATCCAACTCGCCAATACGATCAGCGAAGTCAACAAAGTTCGTTGAAGCATTGGAAGTAACCTGTGCCACGAACTCTTCATAGTTACTAAAATTAATCATACATTCCACTCAGCAAATTTAGATAGTCGGTTTTGTGTTTGGGCAAATTGTGAGAACTCTTCACCAGGGTCCTCTTGGTCGATGCTAATATCAGAAGCATCCTCCGCTACATCATACAGCCTCATCTTGGATCTGTCAATTCCCACCATGAATTTTCGTGAGGCAGTGGTTTCGTTGTATCTGTTCTTAAGTTGTTTGACCATGATGCGACCCTGTTGTTCAAGCTCATCAGTGCTGATAAGAGCAAACATAAAGTCAGCAGTGGCAGGCAAACCAAAAGACTCAGAAGTATCGGTAAGGTCAGGATCACTATTGCCATAACCACTGCGAGTAGTTTGAGTAGCTGTGACAATAGGAACATTACATTCCACAGCAAGACCCCGAAGCTCCTCAGCAATCGCTTTGACATACGTGTAAGAATTGACAATCGCACCTTTATACCTCGCTGATGCACAGATGTTCAGATAATCAATGTAAATTATATCTGGTTTGAAGTCTCTCTTGAGAGACAAATCACTTATGAGTGATTTAAAATGTCCAGCATGTGCTGATGCTGTGGGATACTCTTTGATAATAAGTTTGCCTCTAGTCTTCCTAGAGATCTCCTGAACTTTAGAATTGAAGATAACTTCAGGTAGTTCAGCAATATCTTTGATAGAAACATTTAAAAGATTTGCGTCAATTCGTTCAGCAATTTTCTCCTCTGCCATTTCACATGTAATGTAGAGTACGTTCCTCCCTTGCGTGAGTGCGGCACCAGCGCAATGGCACATGAATAGAGACTTGCCGACACCCGTTCCAGCAAGAGCGACACTGAGAGTCTTGTTAGAGATACCACCTTTCGTGATATAGTTAAACTTTTCGAGATCAAAGGGAACCTTCTCTTCTTTGCGGTGGTAGAATTCATAGCGGTCTTTTGCTTGTTCAATGTAATCGTGTCCAATGTGTTCGTCAAAAGATACTGCTAATGCTTCTTGTAAAATGCTTGGTATCGCATCCTTTGATATTTTTTTATCGCCTCCATCTGCGATCTTGATCGAGGACATAAGGGCGAGATAGATTGCTCTGTCTTGACACCACTTTTCGGTTGCGTCAAGGAGCCACTCGTAGTCAACCCATTCGTCTGTGAGTCCTCGTATTGTCGATAACGAATCTTTAAACGACTCGTCAGTAAGATCGTTACGATTTTGGATATTAATCGATAAGACTTCTTGAGTAGGAACTTTGTCATACTTAGAAGCGAAGTCAGCGATCTCTTCAAAGATAACTTTCTCATGATACTCCTCAAAATAATCCTCTTTTATAAAGGGGACTACCTTACGATAGTACTCTTCCGTAAAGATAAGATTACGTAAGATAGTCTGTTGAATGCGCTCACTCATTCTTTTCCTCTTTCCATGTTTGACACCCCCTTAGTTTTTTGTGATTTTTTCTGAAGTGCGAATAAGTTATTAGTTTACCACATTCACAAATTCCCTTTGTTTTTTGTTTGCTTGTTCCACTATTCCAAGAAGGTTTTCCACATTGTCTTTGGCGAATTCCCTCTACTCGCTTGTCATAATCTCTTTTCCAACTTTCCAGTTGTTTATTTCGTATTTTGTTTTTTACTTCTTCAGTATGACCTTCTTTGTTTCTTGCGATAAGATGGTTTCGTATATTAGAAATGATTACATGATATTGTTCTGGTGTAAGATTCCCACCAAGCATATTCGCTGCTTTCAAATCTTCCAACTTACCATAAACTTCATACAATCTTTTGTGAACTTCTGCATGAGCCCATCTGGGGAGAGAAATCAGATTACTTTCATCATCAGTTCCGCCCATATGTCTTGGAACAATGTGATGTTTATCAATAAACATAAAAAACCCAAATCTAATATATATTTATAAGACTTGAGGTATTTTACTCATCAGATACTCCATATAGAAACTCTTTACGAGCACATTCATCCAATGCTTGGAGAATTTCTTGCGTAAAATACTTATCAGGTTCTTTATAGATAACTGAAGGATAAACACTATTAGACCCAATTTTAATACGATTGCCAACTCTTTCAAAAACTCCATAACTTTCTCCAAGTTCAACAAGTCCGTAATAGCGATCCAATCCACGCTGATCAAAATAGAGTCTGGTTTCAACTTTGCTACCTTCCTTTGTTAGACGGGACTTCTTTGCTTCGCACTTGATAATGTTACCAACCACTTCAGTACCATCTTTCTCTTTCTTTTTACCAAGATAAATGATTGTGGAAGCAGCATACTTAAGACCTGTTCCTCCACCCATTTCTTTCATCGGAACATAAGAACCGATAACATCATATGTATGGTTAGTAACAATCATAGGAACAGATGCCTGTCCTAGTTTGAGGGTAAGCACACGAAAGGCACCCTTGATTAACTGACTCTTAGTCATGTCCCTGACCTGCTTATCATTAGCAACGTCTTCCATCTCCTTAGATGTTGAAAGCATACCAAGAGAGTCTAACACAAACAGCATAGGAACCCTCTCGTCTTTAGGTTCTTTCATATACTTGTCTAGAATACGACAAGCTTGTGTCCTGAACTCCTCAATGGTAGCGACAGGCATGATGATCATACGATTAGAATCAATACCACGAGTCTCAATCATATCACGCGAGATAGCAGATTCAGACTCAAAATAAATGACTCCACCCGTAGGATTAGCAGCAAGGAAATTACTAACGACGCTGAGAGCAAAAAAAGTTTTTCCAGTGCTGCTCTCTCCTGCAAGAGCGGTGACTTTGTTTGAAGGCAAACCTCCAAAAAGAGAACCACTAACCAGGGCATTAAAAATATAAGACCCAGTATCAACGTAAGATGTAATGTCGCCAGCAGCAACCCCTTCACTAACACGACTAGCAAACTCATTGCCACTATCCTTAATTACTGTGTCTAGGAATCCCATTTTTCTACATTCTCCTCGTAAAAGTTTACATAATTATAAGACTTACCCATGAGTTTAGCAAACCCACAGGCAGTTTTGTAGTCCTCAAAGCACTTGATGTCCTCTGGTCCTACTTGACCGACAAGATGGTTAGTCCATGTCACAACAAAAATTCTCTTACTCATCCAAAGAAACTCGTAATGGTAATGGTTTTCTCGTGTTGCCACCCGACACAGTATAGCACATTCTTGAGCGGTTCGAGAAAAGACTTTTCAAATTGTGTCTGGTAGTCTACATACTTCTCAATACCAAACTCCTTGGGCAACTCACCAAAGAAACTAATCACGTTTTCATGAAGAGGGTTGGGTGTCTTGAGATACATGAACTTGATCTTTTCACCTTCCTGAATAAGAGGATGCTTGTTCTCTACCTTATGTTTTTTAACATAGTAGTTGTAGAGTAGAGCACCCCTTACGTGGATGGGTGTTCCTTTCTGGTAAATCTCATTTGGGTGGCGATACTTTGCCAGATTGTTAACTCCTCTGGGGAAGGCGACTTCTTCGTAGGGTCGCAGTCTGGTTTCTGCTCGCACGACATTGATAAAATCGATAAGTTCATCATTTGTTTTGCCGATAATAATCTTAAACGCTGCATACAATTTATCCCTGAAATAAGCTGGAGTAGAAGAACGAGCAGTCTCCAGACCCATGATTTTCATCTTGGGTTCGTTATATCTAACCCCCTCACTGTCCCATACGTTGAGAATGTAACGCTTCTTAGCAGTCCAGATACCACGATCAGCGATGTTCTCACGCTTCATACTCATCTTTTGTTCATACGCCGAAACGTAATTCGCAAGTTCCTGATAAGAGGATTCGATGAATGGCTCCAACTTGTCTTCGCAGATCTTATCAAGTATCGAAACAATTGCTGCTTTATCGCCAGACTTAGCAGTAAAAAATTTATCAACAAGAGGTCCAAGATTAAGATAGATGCTGTCGGTGTCAGATGCGATAACATAATCGACTTCCTCCGTTTGCAAAAGAGTATTTAGATACTGGTTCATCTTGTTCTCAATCCAACGGATCGAGAGCTGACCAGACAGAGTGA